GCGGCCCGCCAGGCGGCGATTGAGTCGACGCCGGATTCTGCGAAAAACCGTTCAGCGGCAGCGATTCCGGCAGCGCGCAGATTGGGCGGCGCGTCGCAGTGCATCAAGACTAACATTTTCGATGCTCCAAAAAAACGCCCCGGCCGGCGATGGGCGCCAGGCGCCGGGGCAACGGGCGCAAGCCCGCAGGAGGAGACAAAGGTCCCGAGAGGGGTCGCGCGATTATAGGTCCAGAATCACTGCCAGCAGGAGAGCCAGCAGGATGGCGAGGAGCGCCAAAATCACGGCGCACCCAACTCGTCGTCTTCGTCGTCTTCGTCGTGGGCCTCGCGCCACAGGGCGCAGGCCTCGTCGTTGACCCATTCCACCGTGCGGTTGAACAGCGCAACGGCAGCTTCGGGAGAATCGCACTCCACAAGGTCAATGGGATCCGCCGTCACATCGGCATCACTGCCTTCAACGATGCTGCCCACCAGCAGGTAGCGGACATCGCGCTTGTCCACCTTGTGCAGGTTCTCGCAATGGAACCAACGACCGTCCCATGTCTGCACGCTGAGCCAGGGGCCGCATTCCGTGTATTTGTAGATGCTGCGGTACAGGGCAGGCAGCGTCATGTCGCTGCCATTGTCGGAAAGGATCGCGTCCAGACATGCGTTGGCGTGCTCGCCTTCCGCAATCTGTTCCTGCATACGCTCGTACTCTACTTCGTTCATTTCGTTTCTCCTCGCGTCAGGGTTGGCCAGTAGCTACCCGGATAACGTCCAGCGCGTAGGCCAGGTCGTCGTCGTCGGCTGCGGGGTGCGTCAGGCGCTGCAGGGCGCGGAGTAGCTGGGGGGCGGCGGCGATCAGGCGGGCGTCGTCGGCGTTAACCGATTGAATGTCACCGATGACGCCGCCAGCGCCCTCAATCAGCCAGTAGGCGGGGGCGCCGGCGATGGTGTCGCCGAGGGTTACTGTCCAGGGTCCAGGGGTGTGCATTTTCGTTGCTCCTCAAAACAGAGCCGGCTCGGCATCGGCCGGCGGGATTGCGCGGCCCACAGGGCGCGCGCAGGGGGGCATGCTGGGGTAGTCCAGCAGCGCGGGCGGGAAGGGCCACATAGGCCCGCGTAGGGGCTCGGTGGTGGTGGCGGTGGCGGGGGGCTGCATCAGGCCTTCCACGCGCCGTGCAGGTCATCAAACGATCGCCAAGACGTCAGGACCGAATCGGGGCGATAGTAGGGCTTCGTCGCGCGGATGCTCACGCGGCGCATTTCGCGCCGCTGGCGGGCGTTGCGCGCCACGCGCTCGGCGTCTTGATGGGTCTGGCACTCGATCACCAGTTTATTGGTCTTGCCGGCAGCAGCGCCCCAGCCGGACATGAATTTGTCGGTCATCGTCACGTAGAACATCGTCGTCCTCTTTGTCTGCGCCACCGTGGCGCATCCTAGAACCCCGCGCGCGGGGCTCGGTGGATGCGTCAGTCTTCGACAATCTCGGCGTGCAGCGTGTCACCGACCCACGCCGTCTCGGTCACGCGCGCGCGGCGCGATGCCGCCAGATCGGTAAGCTCGGCTAGCGCATCGGGGGCGGATCGCTCGATCCAGTCCAAGACGTCGGCATCGGGGCCGGGGGCGGATTGGACGCGGATGCTCAGGTATTGCATGGCGGGGGCTCCTTACAGCCCAAGTGCCACCAGTGCGCCCAGGGCGAGGCCGAATGCGACGGCGAACGCCACGCAGGCGGGGGTCAAGGGGGTGTCGTGCATCTTCGTTGCTCCAGTACGCCCCGAATCGGGGCGGGTTCAGTGTCGGGGGCGGGGCTTAAGCTGGGCTTACGTCAGCGCGCCATCGGCCACAGCATGCCGTTCGACAGTTCGCGGTAATCGCGGCCAAAAACAAACCCAAGGCGACGCATACGCGCCATGATCGCGCGAGCGTAAATCCGGGACCGATCGTGGTCTGCCTCTGCCATCAGCAGCGCAGGGTTTGTAGCGTGATTCCACGCCGAACAAAGCCCGATGATCGAGCGGCCGGCTCGCCAGAGCGTGCCGTCGTTCTTGTACTGGGCGTATGGTTTCATCGTCATCTACTCCTATCGTCATCGCGCAAACCGCGCGCCATAACCCCGACACGCGGGGTTATAACTCGGGGTCAGTCAATAAACATAGCCAGCGCAATAACTGCCACCAGCACGCCTACGCAGGCAATCAGCATCGCAAATTCAATCGCCATCGTCATCACTCCTTATCAGCTCGGTTCAAAATAGCCAACACGCGATCATGCAGCCTGTTGCGGCCGACAACCGGATCCCATGCCGCGCGCTGCAGCCGCGTAAATTCCTGATAGTCGATCGCGCGCGCATTCCACGCGCGCACGTTCGCCCGAATCTGCGCAGCAATTGCGGCTGCGGTTCCGGGACGCGGGGTCTTCGTCGTCGCCATTCTCTCTCTCCTTATTACCGGGCCCGCAGGCCCGTGGGTTATTACACAGCCGCGCGCCACAGGCCCGCGTACCACTCCAGCGCGCACAGCAGGCCTGCCAGCGCAGGCACGACAATCGCCACGCTGATCGCCAGGTCTACCGCAAGCTGCTTCGGGGTTCGCTTGTCCATCGTCTCTCTCCAGGTCTACCGCACCGCCCATCGGCGCGACAGAGACAGTGTCGGCGGCTTTTCTTACGCGAAACTTACAGCGGCCGTCAGGAAACACTGGGGCTTTCCCTAATCGGAGCCCATCAGGGGCGTGGTGCCGGTGTGTGTGAGTCGGTGGCTCGGATGTGGCAGTGGCTCTCCATCTGTGTGGCAGGTGTGGCAGTCAATCTCTAAACCCTAATAGCCTACTGTCATTCATAGGTATTAAGTAGGCGTGGCATTGCCACATTTGCCACAAACGCCATCGGAGCCTCGTGGCAGTCATGGCAGTCCGTCGGCGCGCGCTTAGCGACCCCGGTGGCAACTGCCACAATTGCCACACTTGCCACGCGTCTATCCGGCGTTACGCCACGCAGTGTCAGCTCACGTTGACACGTTAGTAAGCACTCACTTGCACTCGAGCCGGTTCCCAGCGCTGCGCGTCACCCTGCCGGCCCTGTGCTGCGCTGCAGCATGGCGCAGGCTAGGCGGGAAGGGGGTGGGGTGGGGCGCGGCAGAGACCCCCCGGCCAGGGCCCGCGCCAAGCGTCAAAGTGTGTGGAGCCCCCGCACGAAATTTTTTTTGCACTACACTTCGCGGATGTTCCGCGCCGTAAGCGCTCCGCGAATTCACTGCCGAAACCGCGTCAGCGGCTTGGGTTAATCTGCCATGTTCCGCGATCTTCCAGTCCGCGCCCGCGAGCTAAAAGCCACGCCCGAAATGCTGGAGCGCATATACGATGCCGCTCGCTTGGGTTTGCGTGGAGAATCTCTTGCACTGGCGGCAGGTATGTTGCCGGTTGAGTTGGCGCGGCTGAAGATAATGGACCCGATAGCCGATGTGGCGGAAATGAAGGGCCGGGCCGACAGCGAGATGGAAATGTCCCGCGTGGTATTTGATGCTGCGCAGGCTGGGGATAGTAAGGCGGCGCTGGAGTTTTTGAAGCACCGGCATTCGTGGGTTGCAACCCAGCGAGTAGAGGTTGAGGGGTCGCAACAGATTAGTATTAAGGTTGCCTTGGAAGAAGCAGAAAAAAGAGTTACTATGTCCTTGAACAAGGATATAGAAGACGCTAAAATAATCGAGCCCCAGAACCGTTGGACCGGCGCTGGGGCTCTAACCAACCAACCTGGGGCAGAGGCTGATGGCTACGCGCATTCTGACACAACAGCGGCTGCAAGAGCTGCTGAAGTATGACTCTTTGACCGGCGTGTTTACGTGGAGCGTGACGCGCGGCAACATGAGGGCCGGAACCCGCGCCGGAACGTATGACAAGCGCGGCTACTTGCGTATAAGCATTGATTCTGTGGTCTACGCGGCGCACCGGCTTGCGTGGCTGTACGTGCATGGCGCGTGGCCATCAGGCGTGATTGACCACATCAACCGCAAGACCGGCGACAACCGGTTGTGCAACCTGCGGGACACGGATCAGTGCGTCAACACGCAGAATGCCTGCACGCGCAAAGATAGCCCTGTCGGGCTGCGTGGCGTAACGCGGCATCCTTACAGCAAGAAATGGCGGGCGCGCATTCAAGCCAATGGCAAAAGTGTAGAGCTTGGCAGCTTTGACACGATAGACGCCGCTGCCGCCGCATACGCTGCTGCGGCAGCCGTCATGCATTGCAAGTCTTTGGCGCCGCTGGGTAGAACGCTGGTAACATAAACGCCGCGCCGCCGTCGCCTGCGGCGCTGCCGGCCAAGGAGTCTGTGTATGCCGAATGCCCTGATGAACGATGACGCTGCTGCGATGTATGCCACGCGGTACACGGGGCCGAGGCCGGACAGGCCGGTGGTTAACGGGCGTGCGGTGGTGACGGCGGAGGAGCTGGCGGATTTTCGGCGGCTGTTCGGAGCGGATAAGACGCTGCGGGATTTGCTGAATGCTGACAAGGCGCTGGTGCGGCCCGGAACGCCGTCGGCGATGGGCCCCCGGGCGCGTGGGATGCAGGGGGCGAACGTGGCGCCGGGGATGCCTGGGGTGATCCCGGGTGGTGGCGCGGGGCCGGCGGCGCAGGGTCGGATTCCGGGTGAGGTTGAACGGAATGTGATGAATGCGCTGATGGCGCTGGGCCCGATGATGGGCGGAATGCCGCGGGCAGCGAATGCAATGGGTATGGTCGGCCGTCGGCCGGGGCCGGGCGATTGGAGGAGTAATCCGCCGCCTGGCGCGGATCCGGCTCGGTGGAGTGAGATTGTTCGGCAGATTGAACAGGCGTATCCGAGGACGGCGCCGCGGCCTGCGGAGGTGTATTTGCAGGGCGCGCCGACGATGATGCGGACGGCGCCGCGGCCGCTGCCGGGTGTGACGCGCTGATGCAGAAGCCGATATACACCGCGACCGAGGAGCAGGCGCTGATGACGCGCCTGTGGGAACCGCGTATCCGGGACGACCCCGAGGCGTTTGTGTTGCTGGCGTTCCCGTGGGGGCAGCCGAACACGCCGCTGGCAGCGTTCGACGGGCCACGGAAGTGGCAACGTCGGGTGCTGCGGATGATGAGGGATCACATCGGGGCGAACCGTGGGCAGGTGGAAATGGACACCCTGCGGGCGGCTGTTTCCAGCGGGCGCGGGATCGGGAAGTCGGCGCTGGTGAGCTGGCTGATTCTGTGGATGCTCTCGACGCGGATCGGCAGCACGGTGATGGTCAGCGCAAACAGCGAGGCGCAGTTGCGCGGCGTGACCTGGGGCGAGTTGACGAAATGGTCAGCGATGCTGATCAACAGTCACTGGTGGGAAATCAGTGCTACGAAGCTCATGCCGGCGCAGTGGCTCACGCAGATTGTTGAGCGCGATCTGAAGAAAGGCACCCGGTACTGGGCGGCCGAGGGCCGGCTGTGGAGCGAGGAGAACCCGGACGCTTACGCGGGCACGCACAACATGGACGGGATGATGCTGGTGTTCGACGAGGCGTCAGGCATTCCGGATCCAATCTGGGCGGTGGGCGCAGGGTTTTTCACGGAAAACATCCTCGACAGGTACTGGTTGGCGTTTTCAAACCCGCGTCGCAATGAGGGGTATTTCTTTGAGTGCTTTCACGCCAAGCGGGATTTCTGGAAAAACATCCAGATCGACGCCCGCAGCGTCGAGGGCACCGACCAGCGGGTGTACCAGCAGATCATCGATGAGTACGGCGAGGACTCCCGCGAGGCCCGCGTCGAGGTGTACGGGGAGTTCCCCGCTGCCGGCGAAGACCAGTTCATCGCGCCGCGCCTGGTAGACGACGCCGTAAAGCGGTCGGCGTACAAGGATCCGACGGCACCGATTGTGCTGGGCGTGGACCCCGCGCGCAGTGGCGCAGACGCGACCGTGATCGTGGCCCGTCAGGGGCGTGATCTGGTGGCGATTCGGCGGTATCGGGGCGATGACACGATGACCGTGGTGGGGCACGTGATCGACGCCATCGAGGAATTTCGGCCCGCGCTGACGGTGATTGACGAGGGCGGGCTGGGATACGGGATTCTGGACCGCCTGACAGAGCAGCGGTTCAAGGTCAGGGGCGTGAATTTTGGCTGGAAGGCCAAGTCCAGCGTGATGTGGGGCAATAAGCGCGCCGAACTGTGGGGCGCGATGCGCGACTGGCTGAAATCGGCGCACGTACCCGTTGACCGGCAGTTGAAAGCCGACCTGACGGGGCCGAAGACGAAGCCCGACAGCAGCGGAACGGTGTATTTGGAGTCGAAGAAGGACATGAAATCGCGCGGCCTGGCGTCGCCGGACGCTGCCGACGCGCTGGCATGCACGTTTGCGTTCCCGCTGGCGCACAGGGAGTACAATGCCAAGGAGCAGCGCCGCTCGATCAGTGATCGCGGCGTGGTTTCGGCGGGTTGGATGGCTCACTGAGGGCCTCCGGGAGCGGTGATGGCAAAGAAATCCGTGTCTCTGAGCGTCGGCCGGGGCGAAAAACTGTCCACCGAGCGCGGCGCGGGCCTGACGGCCAAGGGGCGCGAGCGCTATAACCGCGAGACGGGGTCGAATCTCAAGGCGCCTGCGCCGAATCCGAAGACTGAGGCGGACGCCGCGCGTAAAAAGTCGTTCTGCTCAAGAATGTCTGGCGTTGCCGCGAAAGCCAAGGACGGCGAGCGGGCCAAGGCCGCCATGAAACGCTGGAAATGCTGATCATGCCGCAGAAAAAACCCGGCGACCCCGGCCTCTACGCCAACATCCACGCCAAGCGCGAGCGCATTGCTGCCGGCAGCGGCGAACGCATGCGCAAACCGGGCTCGGCGGGTGCGCCGACAGCCAAGGCGTTCAAAGAGTCGGCCAAGACGGCAAAGAAGGGGAAATGACATGCCTCTGGTGAAATCAGCGTCCAAAGAAGCGTTCCGCAAGAACGTGAAGGCTGAAATGCAGGCCGGCAAGCCCCAGAAACAGGCTGTCGCCATCGCGTACAGCGTCAAACGCGAGGCGCAAAAGCCCGCGCCTGCAAAGAAGAAGTAATGGCGTACAACCGCACCTCCGACCCCACCGGCATTGCCGGGGCCCGCGTGGCTGCTGCTGGCGGCAAGCAGGACGCGGATTTTCTGGCCGAGATGCGTCAGCGCATGACGATGGCGCAGGCTGCGGTGTCGAATTCGCGGCAGAACGAACTGGACGATTTGAAGTTCTATGCCGGCAGTTCGGACAATTCGTGGCAGTGGCCGCAGGATGTGCTGGCCACCCGCGGCAGCGTGCAGGGCCAGACGATCAATGCTAGGCCGTGCCTGACGATCAACAAGCTGCCGCAGCACGTCAAGTCGGTTACCAACGACCAGCGCCAGAACCGCCCCAGCGGCAAGGTCATTCCTGCTGACGACAAGGCCGATCCGGAAGTCGCGGAGATTTTTGACGGCATCGTGCGGCACATCGAGTACATGTCCGACGCGGACGTGGCCTACGACACCGCCTGCGAGAACCAGGTGACGTTTGGCGAAGGCTACATCCGCATCCTGACGGAGTACTGCGACCCCGACACGTTTGACCAAGACATCCGCATCGGGCGTATTCGCAATTCGTTCAGCGTGTACATGGACCCGCTGATCCAAGATCCGTGCGGTGCTGATGCGCAGTTCTGTTTCATCACGCAGGATTTGACGAAGAAAGAGTACGAGCGCTTGTACCCCAAGGCCGCGCCGGTTTCGACCCTACTGTCGTACAGCGTGGGCGACTCGACGTCAGGGTACTGGCTGAACGAGAACATGGTGCGGATTGCGGAGTACTTCTACATCGAGAAGGAACTCAAGACGCTGCACCTGTATCCCGGCGGCATGACGGCGTTTGAAGATTCGCCAGAGGACCGGCAGATGCGTGCTATGGGCCTGATGCCCATGCGCAGCCGGCAGGCCGAGCAGCAGCGCGTGAAGTGGTGCAAGACCAACGGGTACGAAGTCCTCGAGGAGCGCGACTGGGCCGGCAAGTGGATCCCGGTGGTGCGCGTGATCGGCAACGAGTTTGAGGTTGACGGCGAGATCCACATCAGCGGCTTGGTGCGCAATGCCAAGGACGCCCAGCGGATGTACAACTACTGGGTGTCGCAGGAAGCCGAGATGCTGGCGCTGGCGCCTAAGGCCCCGTTTATCGGGTACGGCGGCCAGTTTGAGGGCTACGAGCACCAGTGGAAGACCGCCAACACGACCAACTGGCCGTATCTGGAGGTCAATCCCGACGCCACTGACGGCGCTGGCAACTCGTTCCCGCTGCCGCAGCGTGCGCAGCCGCCGATGGCCCAGCAGGGCCTGATCGCCGCCAAGATGGGCGCCTCGGACGATCTGAAGGCCACTACGGGGCAGTACGACAGCAGCTTGGGCGCTACGAGCAACGAGCGCAGCGGCCGAGCCATTCTGGCCCGCGAGAAGCAGTCCGACACCGGCACTTACCACTACGTGGACAACCTGGCCCGGGCGGTGCGCTATGTCACGCGGCAAATCGTGGACCTGATCCCGAAGATCTACGACACGCAACGCATCGCCCGGATCATCGGCGTGGACGGCCAGACCAAGATGGCGCGTCTGGACCCGATGCAGCCCGAGCCGGTGCGTGAGGTCAAAGACCAGTCGGGCGTGGTCATTGCCAAGATCTACAACCCCGGCGTCGGCAAGTACGACGTTGTGGTCACCACGGGTCCGTCGTACCTGACCAAGCGGCAAGAAGCGATGGACGCCATGTCGCAGATTCTGCAGGGTTCGCCGCAACTGTGGGCCGTGGCTGGCGACCTGTTCGTCAAGAACATGGACTGGCCGGGCGCTGACGAGCTTGCTGAGCGCCTGCGCAAGACCATTGACCCGAAGCTGCTGCAGGATCAGGAAGACCCGGCGCTGCAGGCGGCAAACCAGCAGATCCAAGTGCTGACGCAGGAACTGCAGGGCATGATGCAGATGCTTCAGCGCGTGAACCAGTCGATGGAAGCGCAGGAACTGAAAATCAAGGAGTACGACTCCGAGACGAAGCGCCTGAGCGTGGTGCAGGCCGGCATGAGGCCCGAGCAGATCCAGGAGATGGTCATTCAGACCATGCGCGATATCATGGCGGTGGGTGATCTGCAAGCTGCGCAGCGCCAGTTCATGCCGATGGCCCCGGCCTCGCCTGGCGGCATGCTGGGTGCGCCGCAAACGATGCCCGAAGGAGCCCCGGTATGAGTTGCGAGACGTTCATTGGCCACCTGTTCCTCGCGCGGGACGTGGCGCACTCTGCGCACCTCAATACGCGCTCGTACGCCAAGCACGTTGCGTTAAACGCGTTCTATGACGGCATCATTGATCTGGCGGATAAGTTCGCCGAAGCGTATCAGGGCCGGCACGGGCTGATCGGGCCAATTGAGTTGCAACAGGCCGCCAAGACCAACAGCGTGCTGGAGTTTTTGCAGGACTCGCTGAAAACGCTGGAAGACACGCGCTACGACGTCTGCGACAAGTCCGACACGCCGCTGCAGAACATCATTGACGAGATTGTCGGGCTGTATCTCAGCACCCTGTACAAGCTCAAATTCCTGGCCTGACGGCCCGAAAGGACACCTCGTGGAACTGCTCAAGCCCCTTAACGACGCCGCCTTTGCCGCGCAGACCGCCTCGTACACCGGCACTGCCGGCAGCACCACAGGCTGGCCCGCTGGCCCGCAGGGCGTGGTGGTGTGGTGCACGACCGCGGCTTACGTTCGCGTGGGCGAAGGCGTGACGGCCACGACGTCTGACACGCCGATCCCGGCGAACACGCCGATTCCGTTTGCTGTGCCGGGTGGCACGGGCGCGCCGTGGCGTGTGAGTGCTGTCCAGATCGGCAGCAACGGCACCGTGTACGCCAAGCCGATCAACATTCAGTAACGGGCGCAACATGCCATTCTTTGGCATTCCCATTCGCAACGGGCTTTCCCTTGGTTTGGGAACCGTTGCAGCCCTTGCAACGGACTACGCCAGCCCCAACCCGGGGCCGCCGTGGGTTGTGCTCAGCAGTGCCGGCACGCCGTATTCCGTTGACGAGGAAGTGAAGAACAGCGCCGGCACAAGCTATTACGTTGTTGAGACTGTGTTGTCCAGCAACGGCACCGCCTACGCACCAGTTTGAGGACCAATCATGGCAGCCTTTGAAGTCATCGCTCTTGACACTGCAACGCCTCAACTGCGTGCGCCTGGGGCTGGGGATACGTACACGCATCCTCGCCAATCGTTGTTTCTGGCCGGTACGGCAGCGGCGCCAGGCATTGCCGGCAACAGCGATGACAACACCGGCATGCTGTGGCCTGCGGCAGACACGTTGGCGTGGGCTACGGGCGGCTCCGAACGCATGCGCCTCGACTCCTCCGGCAATCTGGGTATTGGGACGAGTTCGCCGTTGGCAAAGCTGGATGTACGCGGTGCATCTGGCAATGGCATCCAGTTCTTAGAGACAAGCTCAGGAAACACCACTCGGGTTCAACTTGGTACGGCGTCGGGCATTGGTTATATCAATGCGGACGCAGGCGCTGGCTCAATTGCGCTTGGATTGCGCGTCGGTGGGGCACAACTGGCGTTGCTCGACTCCTCCGGCAACCTCGGCTTGGGGGTGACGCCGAGTGCTTGGGAGGCCAACTTCACCGCAATACAGTTGAAGAATGGCACGGCGCTATGGAATCCATATAACGGCGGCGGGGCCGCTTTGAGCGCAAACACGGCTCGGGTATCTGGAGACCTTCGATACATAGAGTCTGGATCGGCGGCAACTGCGTATATCCAGCTTGGTGGAGCGCATAACTGGTACACCGCCCCATCCGGCACCGCAGGCAATGCGATTAGCTTTAGTCAAGTAATGACGTTGGATGCGTCGGGGAATTTGGGGATTGGGGCGACGAGTCCAACTTCTGCTATTCATGCCTCGCGCGCAAGCGGTGCTGCAGTTTATTTACAGCTCGCGCAAACTGGAGTTGCATCTTGGCAAATTGGTATGTCTGCAAGCTCAAACGGGCTTGCATTTTTGCAAAGCGGCTCAGAAAAAATAAGAATTAAAGAGACGGGACAACTCCGCTACATCCCCCTTGCCGCAGACCCTGCTGGCGCCGAAAACGGCGACGTTTACTACAACTCCACCACGAACAAGCTGCGCGTGTATGCGGGCGGAGCGTGGGTTGATCTGCACTGATCCTGAAAGGACCACACCATGAACATCACTTGGACCATCGAGTGGCTTCGCACCACCCCCACCACCGCAACCCCGCCCGAGTACGTCATCGAATGCGGATGGCGCTGCACGGGCACTGACGGAGCCTACACCGGCACGGTGTACTCCACCTGTTCTTTCACCCAAGCTGCTGAAGCTGACGGCACGTACACGCCCTACGCCGACCTGACGCAGGAGCAGGTGTTGGGTTGGTGCTGGGACTCTGGCGTGAACAAGGCCGCCACTGAGGCTGCGGTGCAGCAACAGATCGACAACCAGATCAACCCGCCGGTCATTCAACCCCCGCTGCCGTGGAGCACCCCGGCCCCTGCAACCAAGCCCGCCGCCAAGCCATGAACGAACCCAAGATCACCTTCAGCGATCTGTCCGTCAACGACGCCAACCTCATCATGGCCGGCCTGGGCAAGCTGCCGCTGGAGGCCACCGTTGACCTCTGGATGCGTCTGAAACAACAGGGCGAAGCGCAAATCAAAGATGCGCAACAATCTGACAAACCT